CTTTGTTGAACTTGGGAAACTTGGTGGCGTGGGACTTAACTGGAACCCCGTACGCGCGAATTAGAATCTCCTCCCGAGGCCTTCCAACTAGGGTCTCCTTGATTCGCTCGTAGCCACCGAAAGGGTTGTCCTTGGAATGGAAGTAGTGGACGCTGGCATTGCGCTTTTTACTCCGTTGGACATAGGGTACAAGCTCACCGTTGAGCAGCTCAGCCTCGACGCTCTGGACGCTTGCCGCCCCATCTAAGTATTCCTTGATCACCTCAGTCCACCCGTCAATCGGAGTGAATGTCACCAGCATCTTGGAATTGCGGGTAGCAAGACGGAAGCGCAGGGTGTCAATAAGCTCATTACCAAGTAAGTATTCGTCGAGCCATACGCCAATGTTGTGCCACTGCGGGTCACGGCTACCAAGCTCCGCACCTTCTAGAATAGTTGGGTTGTTCTGATACTGAGAATAGGTCTTAAAGATAATCTGTGACGCATTGGGCAGGATCAACGAGTTATCCGTGAACCCGTTCTTCTTCGTGTACGAAATGTAAGCGTTAGCCGAGGTTTGCTTTGTCCTCATCTCATGCGGTAACCAGTTCCATACTGCGCTTTGTTGCTGGCGGATGCTAACCTCCGATGTCTGGGCAAAACAGAAGATCTCTGACTTTGGGTTTTCGATGGCGGCCTTGACTACACAGTAAGAACCCCACGCAGTTTTTCCTGAGTTGTGATGGGGAACCCCAGCTACAATGTAGTTGTTGTAGACCGGCACATGAAAATCCCAGACATAATCTTCTCGGAGGTAATTGATCTTGACAACTCGGCGGGAATAGATAGGGTGTCGGTATGCCGAAGCACAACTCAATAACTTACCCAGTAGATCAAATACGCCTTTGGATTGCTGAAGGATGGACTCAAGCGAATATCGCGGGAAAGCTGGCAAAGGAGCTAGATCCACGAGTGACCGCGAAGTTAATTTACAAGGTTTGTAAAAAGCACGGGATACAATGTCAGCGGACAGGGCCACGAAGCGGCGAAGGACATCCCGAATGGAAAGGTGGCAGGATTGTGAACAAGGACGGATACATTGAGCTTTATTGCCCAAACCACCCGAACGCTCGCAAGCACACGCGCTATATTCTTGAGCACCGTCTAATAATGGAGAAACATCTTGGTCGGTATTTGACCCGCACGGAAGTTGTTCACCACAAGAACGGAGTGAAAGACGATAATCGCATTGAGAATCTTGAGCTGTTTGAGAGCAATGCTCGCCATCTTGAAGTGACTCTAAAGGGTTGCGTTCCGAACTGGACTGAGGATGGCAAGCGCAGAATGGGCTTGAAAGCTCGTCGTTCAGCTTGATGTCTCCAACTGGCATCCACCCCAACTTGTGAAGGACGAGGTGAGACTTTGAACAACGAAATGATTCGCCGTTATCTAAAACGACCTCGTAAATTCCCTGCTTGTCTTTCCTAAAGGGTGGCTGTGCTTTGGCTATAACCACTTTTTCGCCATCCCAAGCGTGTACGTGGAAATCAAATCCAAGCTCGTCAACGCGCTTGATACGCTTTAGAACTGGATCATAGATTTCCTGCTCTGGGGCAAGACAACGATTTCCCCCAAGTGCCAGAACCTCAGAGACTTGCGCTAATTGCTCCTCAGCCTTCTCCCAGTGCGGAAGCCTAAACCCGTATCGGAATGGGTCTTTCTCGGCGTTATCAATAGCCTCATGGTAGATTCGATGAAGCTCAATGAGATCATCTGGCTCCATCAAGGCTACCTCGTCATCGCTGGGAGGCTGAAGGATTGGATGTTTGCGCCACTGCATTACTCTACGATTTCAGCTTCTACCGCTTGGGCTTTGACTTTATTGGCAATACGAGACTTGGCTTCTGCGATCATCTTGGCGGCATCATCAATAGACGGACCCTTACGATGCTCTACAATGGTACTTGCCATGCCAGAGAGCTGTCCAGCCTTATCGGTCATAATTCCAATAGTCAACGCTAATCGGTCTGGGGAGATTGCCTTGAGCTGGTCTGGGTCACGGCTCAGTTGTTCGGCTTTCTCGAACAACAGGTCTGTGTACTCAGCCGCAGCAATAGCGTAGCGTTTGGAGAACTCCTTGCGCTTTGACTCCAGCGTATCGTTATGCCTCCATTCTAGCGCACGAACTGTCTCATGCGTCACTTTGCACTTCTTGGCAATAGCATTGATACGACCACCCTGCGCCAACATCCAGAGGATCTGTGCCGCCACATTCGGGTTGTAGTTCTCGATAGTGTTTCGAGGGAATTGCTTAGCCCTTTCCTTGACCTCAAGGAAGAACTCTTTCATCGCCTCTTTACTATCAATCGCTGATAGGTCTTCGTCGCTCATTTGTTTTGGTCGCGTTCTTGCGACTGCCCACTTATAGCAAGAGAAATGCTTCTGGCAAGAGCTGGATTGCGATATTCTTTCCCAGTCCTGCGATAAGACTCGGAAATACTCGGTGTTGCCAGCCTGCGATTTGGCTCTCCAATGCTTGACGCTCTGCGTTTCGCTCCAGCCGCCCTAGCCTCGGCCTCCATTTGGGACATCAAATCGGCTTGGCTTGTGCCTGATACTGCTGTCGTTGCTTCTTGGCCAGTAGACGGACGAGAAATGCGTTGCTGCTTGAGAACATCAATGGCTTCTGCAAGCTTCTCGATGTTTCTGATGTCTCCTTCGAGCTTGTCGATAATGGCTTTGATGTCTTCATTATTTATGTTTTTCGATTGTTTTGCTCGATTCAGAGCCTTTTCTGTTCTGTCCCATGCTTGTAGGATTTGTTGGTCGGTCACGCCACGGACATATTGTTGAAACTCTGGAGTCTCACGAACAATTTCTTGCTTACGGTTTTTGGATCTTTTAACGGAATTACCAAGTTCTGCAAGCTCAACGATCTTGTCGGTTGTATCGTCAATGTAGCCAAAGATGTCACGAAGTTCTTGCCTTGAGGTTTCTTCAAACTCTTTGATTAAATTGTTCTTGTCAACAACTCGTTTGCCAGTAGGTCTTACTCCAAGTTGCCTTGAACTCTGATCGGTAAAGTAACCAAACGGAAGCTCATAAACAACACCATCCGCATCTTGGAGAACTGGTCTTCCACCGTCATCCACAATAGTCCCAACGCGACCTTGAAACTCAATCTCGCTTCCAACTAGATCTGAGATTGTTGGATCAACCGCCATAGGTGGTTCTTTCTGAAACGCCAATGGCTTAAACTTGCCTTCTTGCTCGCCAATGTAAGCCCGGATGTCATTGGGCGTGATTGACCCACCCGCGCCAGAACCTTGTACTTTTGACAATGGCACTTTTGCCCTTTTAGCTAATTCAGAGGCAAGCCTTGTTGCCTTTGGTTTGCCTTGCGGCATGTATTTTATGCTAATGTTTTTGGGGTCTTTTACCAAATAGGTTGAGGAACCAGTTTCTTTTTGAGCAAGGGTATCATACCCAAGATTGAACAATTCATTTACAAGCTCCTTGTTATTTGAAAAATTAGATTTTGATGGGTCAAATTCTTCAGAAAAAGATGAAGCTAGATCGTAGCCATCTTCGCTCCAAGGTGAATAATTTTTTCCATAATCCCTTCTGTTTTTTAATGTTTGTTTTTTAAAGTTATCCCAAGTTCTGTTTTCTTTAATCCATGATTGAAAATCCACATCAGAGGTTTTTGAAAATAATTTAGAAGGAGGGTTTCCAAAACGCTCGTTTGGTTGAGATGAAACAATTAGCTCTTTAAGTTTAGTGTTGTTTGGGGCAAGTCTCTCAACCAAATCAACCCAATCTTTAAATTGCCACAACTTGAGCGATTTACCTTGAGCCGCGCTAACTTGGTACACTCTACCCCCTTGTCCGGCGTACTGTCTCGCTAACGGAATAGAACCAGATAGCCAAGTTGGGCCTCTAAAACTTGTTATTTCTTTTTCTTTTGAACCATGAAATGCTTTTAATTTTTGCTCCGGGACAAGTTCACCATTTCGATTGAACCTTGGCGACTGAGGCATCAAGTTATCACGAAGGCTGTAGTAGGATGTAGGGCCAAATGGGATAACAACATCTCCAGTTGTTTTAATTGCGCTCTGAAGTCGATCAAACGCGAATGTGCGATAGATGCCAGTCACAAGATCTGGCGACACATCCTTCATCATCGGGTTAATTCCAAGCTGTCGGGTTGTTTGCTGACCAAGAACAGAGTTAATAAAGTTCTTCCGTCTCTGCCAGTTTTTAGGATCTACGCTTTGATAGTAAGCATCAGTCGATTGTCCTCTGTTTTGAATCTCGACGGATTTCTCAATATCCTCGTAGATCTTCTTGCGGGTAAGATTCAGTTCCTTAGCAATTTTGTTCTTAACTGCGCGGTCAACATTTTTGTCGAGTTGACGCAAGTCCATCGCCTCAAGATACAAGCGACCTTTTTTCAACACCCATTTCGTAGGAACTACATAGTTCTCAGTAAGACCGCCAAATTGCTCTGAACGACCTTGTTCGATTGGCTTATTTACAAGAAGAGTGCCATGATTTACTGGAGCTTCAATTTCAGATTGGAGTAGCAAAGCCTTACCAAACTCGCCATCATCAATAACTCCAGCTTCCTCTAGTGCCTTCAAGTGATCCTCTGTAAGAATCCCTTCTCCATTCCCATTTTTGTCTGGAATAAGAACACCATTTGGCAATTTCTCACCACGCTCTACGATTTGTTTGTTAACTTGATCTAGTACACCAGTAGCTTGGTAGTGCTTAGGGTTATCGGATTTGACATCGACAACTTTCTGGACTCTTTCTGCTTTTGGCTTACCAGCAGTCTCACGGTACATTTGGCGCACCATTGCCTTTACTTCTGGTAGCTCCCTAAACCCGTCAGCAAGCAATCCTGTACCCATCACCATGCGCCCACCAGCATCAGTCGCCCCACCCATCTTGAAGTGCAGGTTTTTGACAATAGGCGTAGCATTAAACAATGTTCTAAAGCTACCCTCAACAGCACGACGAAGTGGAGTTTTGCGTGATTCTTTGTAAAGATTTCCTTTAAGTGCGTCATCTAGCAGCGTCTGTACACCTTGATCGGTATAATACTCAACAGCAAGTTCCCCCAAGTCGGCTGGGGTCATATCATTCTGCCTGCGCAAGTTGTTGTATTCGTCTGCCCACGCTTTAAACTCTGGGTCTAAAGTTCCATCTGGATTACGAACAAGCCCCGGTTGAGTGTCATCTCCCAACATTCGCGCCACAATAGCACCATCCTTTTGCCACACATGCTGGATCATGTGTCCAGCCTCATGCATGGCTACTTCCTTCAAGAATCCGACCTTGTCGTTAACATTGACAACGGCTTTTTGCCCAACAGGATCAAACTTGTTGTTGCCAGTAGTGTTGATTTCCCACTTGAACGACCCTGGGTATGCTGCATCAATGTTGGAAAGCGCATACCTAAAATCACGATCCTTTAGCCCATCAAACATGGCTATTTGATCAGCATCTAGCTTATTCCGATAGTTGGTCATTTGGTCAATGTTGACCTGCTCCATGTCCTTTTTACCACCAATAACCCGCCCAAGACCACCAAATACTAGAGCATCACGGGCAGCATATTTAAGCGTGTTCTCGTCAATACCTTGAGAGTTGATAGCGTTATACGACAGCGTTGCAGGCGCAGCTTGAGCCGTACCTTTAGCCATGCTAGCGAAACCTCGAACAAGCGGCGTAGAGTAGTCACCAAGAGTCGCCACAGCGCGACCAATACCACCAACACTTTCGTTTGCGGCTAGACGACGGAAGAACGGGGTTGAGCTACTTCTTTCAAGCAATTCCTCGCTAACCGCATTACCAAATTTTGACATCTTGCGAAGAGCTGGAACCGAAGCCATCAATCCAAGTCTTGCTCCGACATATCCTGCTGCCGCCTGTGGGAAAGGAATAGATAGCGTTGTAGCAATTAGAGATGGGATTCTGTATCTGAATATACTTCTTTCTACTTTTCGTAAGAAGCCATTAACTCTAGTAACACCATTTCCAAGTTTTTCCGCACCATACGAGACTCCTTTTGTCGCACCAGATGCTACGGCTCGAACAGCATCACCCGCTGTTTTAGCTGTATCTAAACCAATCTCAAGTTGATTTGCAGTCTTACTTACATTCTGAATACCGTCATCAATAATGCCAAGGCGGGTTTGAACTGCTTGCGACTGAGTCGTTAGGTCATCAAGCCTTTTAGTAAGTTCCGTTGCTTTTTCCGTAGCCCCAATGCGAAGTGCGTCATCAAGCTGACCAGATACAGCCGCCGTCTCATCGGATAGTTTAGCGGCGTTGGCAAACACGGTTGCCCTTGCTGCGTTCAATTCCCTTCCATGATTGATTATCTCAATGCCCTTCCTGGCTTTTCTTGCCGCATTAGCACCTCTTATTACTTGAGTTGCAAAACCAAGTCCGCCCGTTGCCAAACCAACAGCAATACCTTGAGGGTCTGCAATAGTTCCAGCAACGAAACCTGCTCCGCTCAAGTTCTCTTGAAATTTCTTTTCTCCTTCTTCCGCTCCAAACTCTTCAATATATTGATTGCGGTTTGCATCTAGTGCATTAGTAACAATTTCGCCAGCTTTAACGAAACTGGCAACCTCAACGGAATCAAGTTTTTCTTGAGCGTCTTTAACATAAGCTAATCCAAGATTTCTTTTCTTGTTGTATTTGTCGGCCTCTTCTGGCGACATTAGTCCAGTAGCCTCGGAAATAGCGACACCACCACGACCCAAAAACCTCCCAAGTTTAGCAGATCCAACAGTCGAGTTTTCTATAAATTTATCAGCAAACTCAGCAGTTTCTGCTATTTTTTCATCTATTGACTCACCTTGACCAACAGCAGCACTAATCAAAGCCAATGGCGGTAAGTTATTGGCAATATCATACGAGTATTTAACAAAATCTGCAGCTCCCTTGCCAAGTTCTTTAAATGTCTCCAAAAACGGTTTTGATGGTTCTTCGTCAAGTTTGTTAGAATCCCTGATTGCAAGCATTTCAGCTTTCTTTTCATCAAGGTCTTCGTCCCTCATCCCGTTATCATACCATGTGGATGAATCTACAATTTCATCGCGACTTGTGGTAAAAGCCTCGCCTTTAGTGGTCATTGATCCATCCCTATTAACGAACCCCTTATCAACTAATGCTTTATATCTACGCCCCTCTGGAGTCAGAGTCTTCTCGTCTTGAGCTAACCCAAGACTAATCATGTCTTGAATTGAAGATATTGGCCTAACTCCTTGTTCTCCAAATCTGGATGCAAGAAATTCGTTATTCCTCACTAGCACATCTTTTGCCAGCAATGCTTGATTTTCTTCTTTCGCCATTTTATTAGATTTTATTCTCCAGATTGGAACCCTTGAATAAACGATGCGTCGGATTCAGCTTGGTTTGATTGGCTTCCTTGAGCACCAGCATCACTCATTGATTGTTCAATTAATTTTTGAGCTGTTCCTTTTGGGATTCTTCCAAGCTCTTCAGCTCTTCTAATAGAGGTTGCAAAATAAGACCTAAGTCTATTTAGCTCTGATGCCGCGGCTTCTTCTGATATTCCAGGGTCTGAGAGCATTGTGGCTGAATCTTGTGCAACACCAAACTCCTTATCGGACATTTGGCCAAGGCCTTGAAATTTGCGCATTGTGTCAGTAGTAGCCAACGCAACGAGTTTTTTGCGATAATTTTCAGCTGTTCTGGTTTCAGTTGCAGGCAAATACTTAAGACCAATACCCGCACCAAACACTCCAGCAAAGCCACTGGATTGAGTTAGCTTATTAACAATTCTAATTCCTTCTGCTGCGTCCCCAGCAGATCTTAGAGCTTGCTCTTGTTCAATCTTAGTTTCTTTTTTGAGTTGCTCCTCGCTAATTGGAGGTATGATTTTTTCAGTATCAGCAAGGCTTCCATCTGGATTTAGAGAAACCTCGTATGTTCCACTTGGAGGGAGATCGTATCTTTGTGCTTCTTCTCCGCTTACAACTTTAACCGTTTTGGGCTGTTGTCCACCACCAACTGGTCTTGTGGCAACAACTTGCCTTCTTGCTGGAAGTTGCGGCTGTTGTTGAGCGAGACTTGGTTCAGTAGACATTGACCTACTTGGAGTTGCTTGAGATGTAGCCATACCGGAACCTTGCTCAATCATTCTTGAGACTTCAGCTTGTTGCTCTGGGGTTCCCATTGCTTGCCTTGAAAAATCACCACGACTCAACCGCTCAAGAGCAGGAATAATAGACCCTTTAGCGAAATCGCGCTCGTTGAATTTTCCGTCAGATGCACCTGGGTCATTAGTCTTGTGTGGAGCAATAAATGTCACATTATTAATTTTTCCAAGCGTATTTGCAAGAACTTGCGCATAACCATCTGGATCAGATTCCATTACCTTTCTTGCCGCTGTATCGCCCACAAAAAATGGTTCTGTGTGGAACCGTCCAGGTGTACCGCGTCCGTTTTCTTTTGCCGTGCGAACACCACGAACTGGAACATCTACTCCACGATCAGCGAAGTATTTTTGAGTTTGCTGAACATAATCTTCAGCAGCCATGCGTTCAATCCTGCTAGCATCATTTGGGATGATAATTTCAATCCCTTTAGCATTCTTGTTGGCTGCTGCATTAAAATCAAGTGACACTTGGCGGGCTTGAGCCGTTGATTTTGGCAATTGATCGCGTGTTTTTGATGTGAATCCCCAATTTCCATCAGATGGGAGCTGGTTATAATCAACTTGAGATGTTGAAGGAATGTTTTGTTCTGGTAGTTTTTCAACTCCACCTTCTCCATATTTAAATTTTACTGGATCTACAATAAGCTCACCAGTACCAATTACGCGAGGGCGACCTTGTGGGTCATAGTTTACATCCATTTCCTCACTTTGATTGGTATCTGGATCAAAAAATGACAAAGTGCCCTTGGTAAGTTTAGATGTCTCAGCTTGAGCTTTTTGCCCATATATGTTAGCTCTTTGTTGTGCTACTTCTAGGTTGGCAAGCCTAAAGGCGTTTTCGGAGCGCAGCTGATTCTGTTTGATAGCTCTATCTTGCGCACCAATCCCAAGGGTGAATGCGTTTGAAATTCCTTGAGCAGCAGTTCTACCAAGTGCCAATGCCTCCGCTGGAGATGTATTGGGGTCGTTAATTTTAGCTTGGATTGGTG